CCACCCAATTCACTATTACTAAATGGAACACCATCTTCTTCAATCTGTAAACCAGTCGCAGATATCTTTGTATCAATCTCACCCATACCTCTACTTGATATTACTTTACCAGTAGCATTCTCTGTTAACAATACATTCAATCTTACTTGTGTTTTAGTTTTTCTACGATTGAATATACCAACTATACTAAATGCTTCGTTTGGTCTACCGATATAAACTATCTCTGCCGATACAGTAAAATTAGCATCAGTATCGTCAGTTAAAATATAATCTGATTCTTGGAATGATTCTTGTAATAATTGTTGTATTCCCATAGTGATTCTATCGTCTTTTATACCGACATTTTCACTTGTTCCAACAAACTTAGATACAGTTAATGTTGGTCTAATTAAATCAGCATCTACAATTGCAGGGGTTGGTAAATTTTGAGCTTTAGCTTCTTGTCTTGCCTGCTCTCTACGTTCTTTAGCCTCGTTTCTCATTCGTTCTATTTCTACTTGGCCATTAGCAACACTACATAATGTAAATGCCAAGACTCCTAACGTGGCCAACTTAAATCCCCAATTTATTACTTTTGCTTTAATGTAATTCATATTTGTTTCCCTTAACAATTACAATTTTCACATTGACAATTTTCACATTGACAATTTTCACATTCACAATTTGGATTATCACATGCGTATATCATTATATTTCTCCTAAAAATAAGTTCCAAATAAGATACTAAAAGTCTTATCTCTTTCCCCATAATCATTAACTACGGTGTTATATCCCATTGAAACACCTAAGTTAAATGAGAAAGCCGTACCTAATTTCCAATCCATTGAAATGGTTGGCATAAAAATAATCGGACTTCTCAATAATAAATATCTGTCATCCTTATTATTACCCTCATAATACCTCATAAGTGTATAAGCAATATAATTAGAAAAACTAACTTTAACTTGACCTAAATCAAATGGAAATCTTTGCCCATACACCATTGTTAAATTTCCAAAATCATTACCACTAACATTTCCATATGAACCAGTAAGAACAAATGCTTCAGAATTCTTTTTCATTAATGATTTTGCAAAAGAAGTTGATACTAACCAATCCCAACCCTCAAATGTTCTATATGTTAAAGCACTTCCATTTATTACTACATTTTGTTTTTTTGCTTTAAACTTAAATCCTTGTCCATATGTAAGAGAGCCTTTTCTAAAATCATTTGTAAAATTAAAATTGCCATCGTGTCGTTTACTACCATCAAAACTTGTAGCCGTATAAACACTATTAAATGAAGTTATCCATCTTTCTGGACCTGGAGAAGAACGAACTGCATAATTGACCTGTTGTGGAGTAGATGAAATATCTTCTCCACCACCCTCATCTGATTTACTAAATTGTTCACTAACATTTTCTGCAATTACTGAAGATAATATCTCTTCAGCTACTTTTACTGCACAAGGAAATAAATCTTCAAAATCGTCATAAACGGATTGTGTCCAATCTTCTATAGCATATACTGGTATTTTATTTCCAAATGAATCAGTTTCATACCGTACTATTGTTAACGCCTCTTCTAATGTAAAAAACTTAGTACGATTGTAATAAGTTACAGTAAAACCTTCTTGATTTGATGAAATCTTATAATTACTACTAACTATAGTTTGTTCACACGGGTCTACATAAGAATAATGGAACGATTGGGCAGAGATACTACTCCCTAATAATAAAAAAAGTAAAAGTTTCTGCCACATTCATTCTACCAACCTCGTCTGTCAATTGCTTTTATAACATTGACTACAGCGGTCTCCATAGCTTTATTTGATGCGGAACTCAAAGAAGATTGATTCCAAGCCATATTAGGATTCATTAAAAATCCTTTACCTACGGTTGAAGCTCTTCCTTGTCCACTACCAACAACATATTGTGTATTCTCGTTATTAATTAACTTAACTTGAATACCAACGATTGTTTCATTGATAGTCTCCACCTTACCTGCCTTTATTTCTTCTTTTAGATTTACTGCGAAATCATAAATACTAACACTTGCGGAATATTTAGCTTTTGTAATCTTAGCATCGTTGGCTCTCAAATCATTCATAATCAAAAGTTGCATATCTCTTTCAGCTTCCACTAAATTAAATCTACCAACATAAGAGATTACATTCTGAAGTTCTTGAACAAGACCCATAGAAACTCTTTTATCTGCTAATTCAGGGTATCGTTCTTCTAACTCTTTGTTAAACTTTAAATCATAAAGTTTTAATCCATCAACTTTTGTTATTACAATTTCATCTAAAGATTTTTCTTTTTCATACTCACCAACGTATTGTTCTGTTTGAACGGAAGCGGCACATCCTATTATATTGGATACAACCAAACCGAAAACAAAAAACAATACAAAACGATAATTGTTTTTCATTGTTATCTCCTATTTAAAATCTGCTAATGGATCTTTAAGTAATTTTTCAAGTCTGCCTATTTCACCTTTTAACTTATTAATCTCACCCTGAAGTTTCACAATATCCCCATCATAAGATTTCATTTTGGGTGTTTTTAAGTTATCAAGTTTATCACGTAGATACTTTATATCTTCATCATATGAAGTAAGTTTTTGTGTTACCAACTCAATATCACTTGCATCTGCAAATCCTGTAACTATTTCTTCTAATCCATCAATACGACCAGTAAATGAATACCAACCTGCTATTCCTGTTGATAATACTGTTACAAGTGCTATGATATTCTGAATTGATAATCCAAACTTTTTATTTTTCATATCCTCAATTGCGGATTCTGCATCCACTACTTTTTTCTTTGCCATTTTACAACTCCAAGTTTATTGTTAATCTAATTGTGTTACCTAATGGTAACGTCTTGTCTCCATAAATATAACTCATACCAATAATATATTTATCATATTTAAAATCTAATCCAAATGTAGGATAAGTTAATTCATGTGTATCATCCATATAATATCCAACTTTACCCCATAACATATTTTTATAATTATAACTTGTTCCCATACCAAATGTTTGATGTTTTGTCATTTTATTAAATTGTCCATAAAACATAAAATCTTTATATGGATATGTTCCAGCTATATTTAGACTTGTAGGTAATTCTGATTTATAACTACCAAACTTTGGTGCAAATCCAAAATTACGAACCATAACATCTACATCTAAATCTTTATACACTTTAGGAAAATATCCACCAACACCAAAAAGAAATCCAGTTGCTTTCTGTGTATGTAAGTCGTGTGTTATTACTTTTGCATTTAATCCTAAATTATATTTACCAACTTTACGTGCATAATCTACACTATATACTGCACTTAATGGGGTAAATGTTCCATCTATAATTCCATCTATGTCAGTTGCCTTTTGTTCTCCATAATTAAAAAACATAACACTAACACCAAATGGCCCTCTATCCATATTTATAAAATTATAATTCATATCATCTACAATATTTGGCATCCAATTAACTCTACTGAAACTAAACATATCTTTATTATAAAGATTACGTGCTGGATTCATCATTGGTAACATCACATTACCAATTGAACTCGTTTGAGCAGTAGGTGCTATGGTTAATATTCTATTGGCTTGGCCAAACAACGAACTTATTAATAATAAACTTAATAATATTTTTTTCATTTTTTACTCTCTATTTTTTCTGCTATCCAAACAACAAATTTCATTGTGAAATATAACGCTGGAAGCATAGCAGCTAATGTGAAGAAAAATTGTAATTCACTCATTATTTCACCACCGTAAATTTATTAGCTTTAATTTTGTTATCTGTCTGTAATACAAATATATAAACTCCAGGTTCTAACTTCTGATGGTTTTCATAAACACTAACCTCTGGTAACCAAACTGTAGGTTCATTTGTAAAATCAAAAGTATGCAATCCAGGTAACACGTGTTCATTTAAAAGTGTTCCAACCTTTTGTCCTATTGAGTTTAAAATATACAATTTAACATCTTTCGGTTCTTCTAAATAAAACTGAAACTTTGTATTTTCTGTAAATGGATTTGGGTAGTTATAAGTAAGAGCATCATTGTCTGGTTTTCCACCACCGAATGCCCAATATTTATTCCACACCAATACCATACCATCATCTCTACTCATACTTAAATCTCTACCAGCTGGACTACCTGCTGCATGTTTACCAACAAATCTAATTGGTGCTTCAGTCCATTCTGTATCAGGAAAGTTAGCTTGAAATATTAGTTTCAATCCTGCCATTTCTTTATCAATCCAATATCTTTCTGGTGCGTTGCTTGGTGAATAATCAACTGCACCGAAAGCAACTCTTTGCCAATTATTAACAGGCTCATCAACATTTACATAAGTCAACCATGGCCCTGGTAAGACATCAGTTTTCATATCAACAAATTCTAATATAGTTGTATCAAACTCAACCTCAAATTCAAAACCAGATATTAGAATTCCCTCATTTGGTGTAATAGTTAATGGAACTTCTATCTGATTACCTGACTGAACCCTTACAGTTGAGTCTGCAGGTAATGAAAGATATACATCAACATCATTCATAGTTCTATTTAATGCTCGTGAACTTAAACCTGTTCCTGGATTAACTTTTGCTGACCACTCACTTGGTGCATTACTTCCCCAACGATAATATGTCGTAGTGTTAGTTTGTGTTTGATAAGCATCACTACCAACTTTTGTACCAGTAGTATTTACATCACCTGTAAAGAAATATGCTAAACTATCAATAGTATAATCTGGATTTACTTCGCTCATCCAAGCAGATGTACCATTACCAACATTATAATGTATTGTATCTAATCCAGTTATAATATCATCCATCAATGGATTAATAGTTTCTATAGGCCCATATGTTAAAGCTTGAGCTTGATTAAAATCACCATCTTCAAATACTGTAAACTCATATTTTTGTGGTCTTGATTGTCCGTTTAGAGTTTGATAATATCCTCGTGCTGTAGGTGTTCCCGCAACATAAAATGTATCTATCGTAGACCAATCTTCATATGAGTTTCCATTATGGTGTGTATAATTACTCATAATACCTGATACATAACTCCATAAAATATAAGTGTCATTCAAATGAAACAAATCATCACCATCTACATCACCAATAAAATATTCTATAGCATTTAATGTATCTATTCTTCCACCACCACTATTATAATTGTGATGTTTACCAGATTGGAAATTAAATGACATTATAGCATCGGTTACATTTGTAATTTGTTCCCTATCTAATTCAAGTTGTGAATGATTCTCTATATTATCACTTGAGTCAGGTGGCCAAAATGACATTCGGTATCCATTATTTCTTGGTAATTGAATATTATAATATCCATTAGAATCTGTATAGGTTGAATCATAATAACTTATACCAAGAAATCCCTCTGCTGGAACTACTTGGTCTGCTCTTGTTGATTTTTTATCATAAAAATATCCAGGAGCTCCTGGTTGAAAATTACCAATTACATCATCAGTAGTATTATTCTCTGTTGTTAATCCAGCATCTGAAATTGATTCTATGTTATACCAATTAGAATAAGAATGTGGATTACTTTGGTCTAATTCAAATTTTATTTTCCAATATGGATACGTGTTATCTGTTGCTGTAGTAAATGCAGCTCCAACTGCTCTATTTTTACCTTGAACATATCTAAAGTAACCCTCAACATCTACAAGTTTTGGATGTAATGTAATATCACCACGAGCACCACCTATACCAACTCCATCTTGTCCCGTATTACCATCTATATAAACTTGATAAGTTGTTAAATAATTTCCATTTGTTACATAAGTATAATATCCTGTTCCAGATAAATACTTCGTTGCTACTCTAAATGATTTGGCGGAAAAATTATCCGCCACATCATCTATTTTAAAATGTAATTTTAATAATTCTGTTTGTACAGAATCGCCAGCACCAAATGTTTTAACATTACCATTATGTGATACCATTGTGATTCTTAACCAATCATAATCATTAGATGTAATAGATTTTGAAGTATCTTGTGTTCCACCAGCTGCTAAAGAATCTGTATATCCCACATTAGCATAACGAACTACTTCATATGAATAATGTGCACCAGCTGAACTATCTCCCTCAGTCCAACCATTGATGTATGCACCTTTCTCCACGCGTGTTGAATCATGAGTCCAATCTATTAAATCATTATCAAATACTAAATCCAATCTAAAAGCCGTTACAGATGCATCGTTGTCATCAAGTGTAACAGCGATAGTCATTACAGAATCTCTCCAGGCATCAAAGTTATTATTCTTATAAGCTACACCTCTTGTTTTACTCTTATAACTACCATTGGTCGGATTAGCCAATCCAGTAGTGTCATCGGCCAAGTATCCTCTCAACTTAAAATTTTCTTGAGCTCTCCACCAAAATTTAGGTGTATTGTATTCTCTTGATTGTATAAGTCTAATAATTGGTGTTTGAGCTTCTGCGAAACTCAGCATCATTATTAACCCCATTAAAAATTTAGCAATGTAATTCAAGGCAAATCTCCAATTCGTTATAAGTATATGTTTGTTTTATGACCTTTTAGATTAAAAAGGTATAGACTTTATTAGATAATAAATATAATATATATTAGTATTTTAATTGTCAAATCTAATAGTAAATGATATATCGTATTCTTTTGGTTTTTTGATTGGTCTTGCGAGTTTAGCGACTGCTAAGAGTTCTTTGTTATCATTATATAACCCAATACTTGTTATATATGGATTAAAAGCTGAATGTGTTACAAAATTTGAATATACTCCAGATGGTCTATATACTGAGCTCGTATCATATTCTTCTTGAGTTCCAATTTCATTATAAACTGATCCTGTTACAGTATTATGAATTCCTTCCATAAAATATCCAGTTAAATCGCTTCCAAGTAATTGTGAGCCACTTCTACCTGGAGTTGCACTTATATTATCGGTCCCATTATATTCATGTTCTTGTATATTACATAAAAATTCATATTCTCTGATTGTTTTAGTTCCCTGTAATTTTAATTCAAAACCATCTGTACCTTCCAATTTTGCCACATTACCATATTTTGACCCCGTATCAGTAATTACAAGTAGACCTTGATCATAAAATATATTTCCTATCGCATCACCTACCACTACATTAGATCCCGATAATGATGAAGACCTTCTTGCAAAACTAGATGAATAAACAGTATCATATAAATGTCCTCTTTCATCATCTACTAAAGTAAGAGTTTCATCTGTCAAAGAATTATCAATTAGTCGTACAGACCCAGGTTTTATTTCTTCTCCGAAAAATTTTCGGGGAATGTTAATAACTCTTAAACTATTATGTATTTTATTTAAAAATGACCCAGATGAATCTCTAGGCCAAGGATCTTGATTAAAACTAAATTGTGGTTGTGGAGCAATTCCCCTAGGGTTGTTTTGTTGTTCAAATTTATAATATAAATGATTAATTGAATTATAAACAGGAAGGTTATAATAAGTACCTACACTATACCAAGTATCTTTATCTTTTCCAAGAGATTTTGATAATTCATTTAAAGTACCAATAGATTTTGACTGTGCAGACGCAGTACTATAATTAAAATAACTTCCGCTAGTGCCTTCAAGAACAAAAACTCCACTTCCACTATCCGCGTCAGTGAATTCGTATTGTTTAAAAACTTTAAACGGGGTGATTGTCGCGTTGCCTTCTCCAATCGGCTTAAACATAGGCTCACCTCACTTAAAAATCAAGTCTTACTTTTATTACTGCTTCTCTTGCCGGAGTTTTTAAGAACGGTTTACTAAGTTTAGCTACAGCTAACAATTCACTATTAGCATTATACAATCCTACCGTAGTAATATATGTACGAGGATCTGTTACATAAGTTGGATTTGTTAACTCTCCACTTCCAGTATAATATGTTGGGTTTTGACTAAAATTATATCGTCTATTATTTACTCTACAAAAATAATGAGTTGATTTAATATCTTCTTCACGTCTTGCTTGAAAATATCCACCTGAACTATTAAATACATCAAACAATTTGCTAGAATTATTATCATCCGCATTAGTACTTAATCCAGTAGAAAGTGAAATTCCATCTTGAGTTCCCGCTTGATTTTTATCTAATTCACCTGAGTCAAGCATGAAAGCACCTAAAAATGGATAGAATCTACCATAATACATTTTAGTTGTTCCAGATGAATATTTATATGATGCTGTTCCACCACTAATACTTCCAGAAACTATATTAAAATATGTAGTTCCTTTAGATACACTTGAATCTGTAGTAGCATCACTATCATCAATAAGACGCAATGTTCTTCCTGTTCCGGCTAATCGAATTTCCCAATTACCTGGATCAATTTTTTCTCGCATTCTGGCTCTTGATACAGTAATGAAATAAGATGAAGATGATTCTAGTTCAGCTCCACTTGCCCCATACTTAAAATATGTTTGAGTTGGAGATACTATGAGATTTTTAAATTGTGAATATATAGCCTGAGAGGCGTTTGTACCGTCCGTAGCATTTTTTGATCCACTCCCAGCGTAATGTCCGTAAGCCACACTAAACTGCACTTCAGTTGTAGATGAAGATGTTGCTTCTTGATGTACATCTACGTAATAATCACCACTAGATGCACTTTGCGCTGACGATGAAAAGAATCCTGCAGTTGTAGATCCTTGAGTTAATGTAGTTCCTCCGCTCGACCATATACCACTTGAAACTGTAGTAACTCTGTTCGCCACTATATCTTCGGCTGTATCAAAGAGTTGAAATACTCCTGATGCTTCTCCTATTGGCATTTTATGTTCTCCTATTTATATTAAATATTATTTTCATTAAAAATTTTCATTTACTCTATTACGTCGTCCTTACCATTTTCACCGTTGCCGTTGCCATTACCAGAACTTTGTTGATATACTACTATATCTGCAGTAGCAGTATCAGATAAATCATCTGGAGTTGTTACAGTTAATTCTACTGTATAAGTACCTGGAGTTTGATAAGTATGTATCGGATTTAAATTTTCCGAATTGGTACCATCTCCAAATTTCCAACTATGTGATAATGCTTCTCCTATTGAAGCATCCGTAAATACTACAGTAGCTGGTGCTGTTAATGTTTGTTGTCCTGCCATTCTTAACCATCCTCAGACTTGTAAGTAAATCCTGCGGTTGGTTTTACTACAGGAGGATCTGGATCTGGCGGTGGAGGCGGTGATGATAATGTGCCATCAACATTAAATAAATATCCATTTAAAATACGTTTTGGTGTCCCTGCCTTAATAGTAATGTCAGTTGAAAATTCCTTTCCAGATTTTTCTCCTTTACCTGAAATAGTTACTGTTTTATCTGGAAATGTTCCTGTAGTTTTACCAACAACTGATTTAGCTACCAATATAAATTTTTTACCTGTTCTTGTCTTAAATGGCATTTATTAATCCCCTACCTTATCCACTCTCTTCTACTGTTATTACTTCACCTTCTTTAAATACATCAATAAAAACATCGTCTGGTAAAGTTAGAGTATATTCTTCATCTTCCCCAAAATTTTCTGTAACTGGTGAAATCACAAAATAATCAAAAGCTCCTACTGTTTCTGTAGATGTTGGAACCCCAGTTATAAGAATAGTATCTACTGTATCATCTAGTGTATCTTTCAGCGGAAATTTCATTGCTCCATCTTTTCCATCTTCAGCTACCGCTACACTTCTAGTCATAACTTCCAATAAAGGCATATTTAAAATAGCATTATCATAATAATCAGGTCCACTAGTATGTGTAACATCAAAAAGATTATAATCTATACCATCATCTGCTAATGCAAATTTGCTTATTTTAAGATCACCAGAAGTTGCTAACTGTTGTCTACCCAATTCTGTCAAAACTGCGTCTACAAATACTGTTACGCTTTTATCCAAAAATGCCATTATTCAGTTGCCTTATAATTAATTCTAATTGTCAAAGCTGCAGTTGCACCTGACATTAATCCAGTAACTATACACGTTGTCTTTGAAGCATCTTGTGTACTTGTAATTCTTTTGGCTTTAATTTTCATAGTATTATTGCCTGCTGGCGCTATTAATGTCTGTGAAGCTCTGAATCTTAAAGATTGTTCAGTTGGTTGTGCAAATCTACCCGCAGTTGTTGGATTATCATCTAAATATAAATAAGCTATATTTGTATTAAGTAATGTATAAGAATATCCCTCTGGAGCAGAGTTTGAATGTAAATTAACTGTAGTACATTGTATAGAATCCTCATCTCCAACATTACTAACATTTTTCCAACTTAAATCTAATATTCCACTATTAGAATTTACTTTATTATTAAAAGAACCTCCAATAGTAGCCATCTTCATTCCAGCACTTTTATCTAAATGATCTGTACTTCTTAAAAGTTTATATCGCATTACACTAGTTTCATTTGGAACTGGTTCTAATAATGGTAAATTTTCTATAACTGTTCCATAATAGTCTGAACCAGATGGATGTGCGGTATCCCACAATGTATAATCTATTTCATCATCTGCTAATGCGAAATGAGATACATTAAAAGCTCCTTGAGCTAGCTTTTCTCTACCTTTATTGGTAAGAATAGCCTTCAATACCTGAGTTGTTTTATTTAAATACGCCATTTTTCAATTCCTTCGATTTGTAATATATGATCACAGACAACCTTTGTTATCTATAAATATATATAAATTAAGTTTATTAATCATTTTCGTTTCCAGTATCAAATTCTGTTCTTAACTGTACACTTTCACGTGCATCACCTACTAATGCATATGGATTTGTTAATATGTAGGTAACTGGACTATAATCCTTCTTTCCATTAGCATCTAATGTTGATAAAGCAGTAGTATCTGTATTTTTACTACCTTCAAAATTAATTCTACGTAATCCTGTTGAATATTCAGTTATTTTTTCAAAACTAGAAGTTACAAAAGAAACAGAAGCCGCTGTTCCCTGTGCAAAATTTTCCTTACTACTATAAATATACATTGGTTTTTTATTAAATTTGGAAGATCTTTGATTATTTATCGTGGTAAGTGCTTCCGTAAAAACAGTTGTTGGTCCTCCTGAATAAATACTAGCAGTTGTATAATTTCTTCCATAATGTCCTAAAGTATCTACTCTATTTAAATCTCTTATTGATGGTTTAGAAAAAATATCTCCACTAATAGTTGATTCATAATATTGATTATCTGAATAAAATTCATATGTAGAATCTTCATCCATTTCCCTATCTAGTCTAGTTACATTTTGAGTAACTTCTAAATAATTATTTACAGCACTTGATGAAACAAAACCACCATCTTCTTCTTTTAATTTAACAGTATCTTCAAAAATTGGATTTTCAAATGTTGGGTGGTTTATAGATTGTTTATTTCTTTCTAATATATTATTCTCTAGTAATACTCCAACAACAGCTTGACTCCTTGCTGGTAGTAAAGATTCTAATTGTGTAAATAATGAATGATCATAATAGTTTAATAATCTTAAATAATCCCAAAAATTATTAGCACCAGTATATTTCTTAAAATATTCTAATTTTACAGTATCTAAATCTCTATATTGAGATTCTTCGTCATCTCTTGGATCTCCAAGATACTGATCAAAATTAAAATCTGATAATTGATTCACTATATCTTGATTTATAACATCGGCTGGAGAAAAATATACTCCTACTCGACTTAAATCTACTGGTGCTCTATCATACGATGATATTTCAACTCTATTTGTTGGACTTAAATTTATATTTTCGCCTATTCGGTCTAGATAGTGTGCTTTTTCAATTCTTATTTTATTTGAATTTCTTCTAATCCCACCTAATTTTGGTAGTGGAAATTTTGTTCTATCAACAACATCAGAATAACTTGTTTCATCTGCAAATCCAGTAGCTATTCCAGCAATCGGTGAAGATTGATCCGTTGAAGTATCCCTAACAGTTGTGTCACTATTATGATTCTTAGATTCATTAAAACTATATCGTAAAGCAATATCCTGAAATGAAGCACTTACACTATTTCCCGCATAAGATTGTGGATTTTCTACATGCTCATCAAAGTATTTTTCGTCTAATCTAGATTTCCATATTCTAAATTCCATCATAGAACCACTAAATTGCCCACCAAAATCATTTGTAGTATATCCACCTATATAAAGTGAACCAGTATTATTATATGCAGTATTATATGATGCTGATGCCGCATTTTGATCACCTGGTATATCCAATCTGGCATTACCAGTATATTGAATTACATCTCTGCCAGCATCATATTGTTTAGCAACTAAATTATAAACAACATTATTATCTCCAGCAACAACTTCGTTTCGTTCATCAAAAATTCGTGTAAGTTTTCCACCGTCTAAAAATATAGTTCGGTTCGATAAACCTGTATGAGTGGTGAATTCTAATTTTAGTCCTACATGAGCTGTAGATTTTTCTCTAACTCCAATCCTGAAAGTATGTAATTTCCATTTTTTAGTAACAACGGTACCGTACGTCCTAGAATTTATTTGTTTTCCATCTGATGCCAACTCTGATAACGTGAAGAATAGATGACCTCCGTTTACATTTCCTGTTTTAGCATATACTGAAAATTCATATTCTTCTCCCATAGATGCAGTTACAAATCTAGCATCTCCGTATGCTCCTATTTGTCCATCATCATTAAAAGACGGAGATGAAAATGCGGTAATTCTATCAGAATTTTCAGATTTGGCTCCAGTTTGTGTAACCTTAATAGCATACTTTCCAGTATAAACTTCTGTGCTTCCGCTCACTATTTCAGCAGTTGCGTCAACCCAATCTTTAAATGGTCGTTGTAATGATCCAGTTTCAAATATATTAGTTACATCATCCTCTCCCTTCAATAACTCATCTGTAACTGTTTCTTTTGCCAACATTACAGACCAAAAATCACCATTATAAAATGGTAATGGTTCTGTTGATGCAGTAACATATCCAGCAGACCCACTTAATGTAAATGATAATCTACCAATATTATCTGAAGAACCATTATCTTTTAAATAAATTCCAAATTGGTCACCAGTAGTTCCATTACCACCCTGAACTAATGTCTGATCAGAACTTGATGCTGCTTTAAATCTAAACTCCATAGAATTTGCTGTTTGTGCATTACCCAATCCTAACGAATGTGACCAAGAACCAGAAACATATTGAGATGCTTTAAAATCTAAAGCTTTTGTAAATTTCCTACTTGTTTCATATATAGGTTCTACATCCGTAATAGTTGGACCACCATATTCTCTAACTCTCAATATTGTAGATGGTATACCATAACAATTTATTAATCCTTTCAACGATTCAACAGTACCACGTGATTTTAAAAATAAAGGCATATTGGCTATAATTCTTTTCCAGACTTCTCGTGAAATATCCTGTAATGAAGAGCTAGCATAAAGAGTTGTAGCAAAATTAGTTTTATCTACTGATTTACCAAAAAAGAACTTATCTAATTTAGCTAAATCATATCCGTCTTGTAGATTCCAACCAAACCCCTTTGCTACACTATAAATGAGTTGTTTAGATAATCCTTTATCTAATTGTTCATCAATTTCATAAATTTGACCAAATCTATCAATATAATTTTTTATATTATCAAAATGATGCCCAGTCATATCTACAAATTTTGTAAAAGCAGTATTATCTGTATCATCTCTAATATGCTCGGGTAAATGATATAATAATCTATCTCTATTTTCATGATCAAAATCTGATGCACTTATTATTTGATTATCATACCATGTTATTGCCTCTGAAGAAGTTATTTCAGATAAAATATACGGTTTAGTAGTATTTTTCTTAGGCCATGATGCATCATATAATAAATCAACACTAGCTGATGAATATTGAGAACTACTACCAGATTTAAATGAAGAACTTTCAAAATACAAATATCGTTCATATCCATCAAAATTATTTATAATTTCACTATTAGCAATTTCCCATTTTCTAGCATCAGTTCCCGCACTTGCTATTGCGGTATTTGGGTCATTTCCCAAATATCCTGTATCATAATATGTGCCTGCAATTGATTGACTGTAAGCGTTATGTAATTCTATCTTTCCTAATTTAGTTTTAAAATTTTCCAATCGCTTTTCTGCAGAACCAAATTTCATAAACTTATCATAATTTGAATAATCTATATTTAAGCGCACTTGATTCACAGACCCACTTATAATATCTCTTTCTATGTCCTGTGCTAATGAGCTACTCTTAAATAATAAATCATCCCAATTTTGATATTCAGTTGATCTATTTCTAACTATTGGCTCACCAACAGAAGTTCCTGACGGTAATCTCAATATAGTATCAGGTATTATTGGTTGTGTAAAATCATTTAAATTTAAATCAAATTCTCTATGTGATGCTACTTCCCTAGTAAAATATATATCATCACCCAACTGCACATTATTTGATAACGGATTATATAATTTTAAAACCATTGTGTCGTCTAAATCTAATTTATTTATAATAAGATGTAATGCGGATTGTCCTACAACGGCATAATACGTTAAATCCATCATCTGCTTTGCCCCAATATAAAAATTAATTTCCTTTATATCAGTATTTATAGATTCATAAGTAATACCAATTACTTCGGCTGCTTCTTCAATTGTCTGCGCTAATCTCCTCGTACCATCCCACTCTCCCTCATAGTCATGTTTAATATTAAAACAACTTACCTTATCACCCTCTCGATCATAACCAATAAGCTTAGCTCTATATGGCGCGTAATCAGTTACCATAACTCGCTCTTTATTTTCAACTTCTCTAAAATATTTTGCTGCTGTTGGGTCAGGATCGACATACATATAATCAGCTAATAATTTCTCTATACAATCTTCTCTACTCACAAGAAAATCAGATAATAATATTTGCAACATACCTAAATGTTCAGTAGAAGTTCCAGAGGTAGATTTTTCTACAAAATAAAATAATAATTGCGAATCTGTTGGTAATTTACTACCATATAGGGGATGATGAAATAATCCATTAGCATTATTATTAAACCAAGCTTTAAAAGGTTCAGAAAAGTGAATTGCTTTTAAATTTGAAGCTTCAGAATTACCAAAGTCAGCAGCCCCAGCATCATCTAGGGGGTTTGCATTAGCGTCATTAGTAGTTTGAACAACATCTGATTGACTATATACAATTAAATCATCTGTTGATGGAAAACCTGGTATTAGAGGAGTTGTTAGAGTTTCTTTTGAATTTTCATGAAACGTCTCTAGATTAGAAGCTACATCTAATGGCATACCTGTAATCAAATTTCCTGGATATAATATTGCTCCCTCATCCGTTATTTCTAATCCTTCTACATTTGGAAGCCATGATCCAGGTGAGGACGAGTCTCCACTCCAATCTATAACATATACCCACTGCCCCATTGGGGACTCTTGAGATTGTTGAGCGGAAGGTACATGAACTGGTTTAGGTTCCATATATACTTCTCTAGTAACCGTTATATTTTCTTCTTCCCTAGTAGATACAATAAAAGCTTTGGGAATTTCTACTGTTATATCAGAAAAAGTTTCAACGTTGGGTGAATTGCCAAATGAAACAATGGGGTCTCCTGCTGCCATACTAGATGCATCCCATGCCTGTAATTTATTAGTATCTACTATCTGATAACTAATATCATCAGACTTATAAGATAATTTATCTTCGTGTCCAGTTTTAAAGTCATCAAATTGACTTTGGTAAAATGTATTCCCAGTCAAACCATTTTTTAATTTAACTTCAATTTCATCTCTTGCTGGTGAAATATTAGAAATTTCATAAGTAAATCGTTTAGAAAAAACTCTAAACTCTTCTATATCTTCGTTTGATGAAATTACATTGGCCCAAAAAGCTTCATCTGGATCTCCGTTAGGAGAAACAGTATTTTTATACATTTTGCCATTATTTGTTACAACTGTATCTCTATAAAAATTTCGTTCTCTATCTATTAATACTGTTTGATGTGAACCTGCTTCACAACGTAAAAAACTATATTGTAGTGTAATGTTACCACTTAATATTCCCATCGAATTTACTGCATCAGCTAAATTAATTTTATGGTTTTCTTCTAAAGCCGTATCAAGTGATATAATATTACTACCTGCTGCAATACCTGAATCAGTATAAACAGCAGTCATTAAAATAAAATCTCTAGGACCTATAGGACTTTGCATCGTACCTAACGGAGAATAAGTTGCATGATTATAAGAATCCCTATCATATCTTATATTACTTTTTATATTATCTGGAATTAAATAACTCATTTATTCACCACTATGTAATTGTAACTTGATTACTATATTGTGATCCACCAGAACCTCCAGAACCTCCGCCACTAGAGGAATTACTACTGGTGGAACCAGTATCTCCGCTTGTTGTATCTGATGTGGTATCAGCAATACTTGTATATTCACTAGTACCTGATGTTAAATAATCTACCTCTTTAAATCTATTATCTATAACTTTTACCGCAGAGTGAGGAACAAATCTGTCTCTCCCCTGACTGATAGTTTCAACAAAATTAACTGTAAGTTCTACATCATATCCTGTAGCCATAGTACTGCCTGGATAAGCTACTTGTCGGCTAATAAAATTTATACTTTGTTGAAGATTTCCACTTTGAATGTCCTGATATAAATTATATACCAGTCTTCCATTTACGTCTGTCCTAGGTGCCATATTTAAAGCTTGTCCTGGTGTGATTTTTCCAAGTTCCTTTTCCCATCCATAGGTCACTCGGCCATATCTGTCTGCCTTGCCCCCCCTAGATGCGGGGTTTTTTACCCATTCAGTTAAATATACATCTCTATCCGCAAGATATTGAACTGCATTTTTTTCTCTTAACCTTCTAACAAATGCTAAATGCTTTATTTCTTCCTTACTATAAGGCATTATCTACTCACTTTGAATTTAAAATCACCACCATAATAATTTACTGTTTGACTTACACCACTTCCACTTACAACTTTATATTCTATTTGATAAAATCTTTCAGCCTGTAATCCATTTAACCAAAGATTAAAATAATTACCCGAGCTATCACTTGATAAATAAGAACCAGACCCATAAGGTACCATTACATCTTCGGTCAATGCATCTTTTATTTGATAATAACAAGAAGCACTTGGTAAATATTTAACAGTTACACTATCAGAAACGGTAGTTGAAGAATATGTTTTAGTAGGATATCTTTCTCTACCTACAAGTCTAAATTTTACTTTTGAATTTTCTTTATAATCAGGTCTTAATCCTTTCATATAAACTACTAAATCTTCTAAATCTGCAGTAACTAATGGATTTAAAGAACCAGTTGCCCACGCAGAATCGTTCCAAACTACTTCTAATTTTGGTTGATAGATTGTATCTGTTTCTCTACTAAAAAATGCAAAATGACCATATTTTGTAGTATTTCCTTCTTCAACATTATCATCCGCATTACCAACACTACCACTTCTCTTTACCATAAATCCTTCATTTGGTACAGTATCATGTAACCATCTCCACATAATATCAGTTACATCCATACGCATATCAGTAGTTTCCCATTCAAAAGATTGAGAAGCTTCAGCTCCACTTCCAGTATACCAAGTACCACCAGTATTATTACTACCACTTATCCATTGTGTAGTATCTACTTTTCCGTGCCTATATCTCCAACTCACTCCTTCTTCATCTTTTGGGTCATCATAAAATTTACCTTCTCCTGCTGTCCAAGATTGACTTACCGCATATCCATATAAAGATTGACTAGTCGTTAAATTAGATGAATTTGCATCATATAAATTTAAATAAAATTTTGGATCTGATGATGAAGATGGAATTAATCCAGAGTGAATGGACTGTGAAATATAGGATAAATCAAATTTAATTACCGCTCTTGAAACATTTATTATTGAAGCATTATTATTAGTATCTTTTCTTATTTCTAATATTTCATCCATTCCAGTATTTTGAGATTGAGTAACTGGACCCTCATACAATGTTGCATCTGCTGAAGCGTATTCAAAATAATGCATTATACGTCTCCTACTACTCTACCGATAATATCTGTATCTGGATATTTTAATTCAAAAATTGCTGGGTCTCTAGATGGATAAACTACACCATTTTTGATCACCGCTGGATCTCCTAAATCATATACATTTCCTGAATATCCCTTTGCAGTATCATATCTATTTTCTATTACTATATTTGTTCCTAGTGGATTAGAATCACTAGGCGTTTCTACTCCAACCACACCTTCAACTTCTATTAACTTTGCTACCACCTCAGCAATTACAAGTGGTTGATTAACTTGCCACCTATCTATATTAAAATAATTTTTCATTTCATTAATTGCATTCACTAAAACTTCATTTTTATTATAACCTTTTTTTGTTAATAGATCAAATTTAATAGCTATATTAACTATATAAGCATCCTTTATATTATAAGCATCTGTTACCATTCTAAATCTATCTAAATACATTTTAAGATTCTTTTTAGTAACATCATTTAATTTAGTTAATTTACGATTATTATTATACCCAAGTAAATATAAATTTAATCCAAATTGATTTTTACTAAAAGTTAATTCTTCTCCAGGTTGTGTAGTTATTTGTTCATCTTGCACAACATAAGCTTTAGCTATATTACCATATCTTTCAGGCAACGCATAAATTCTAACAAGTAAATCATCTTTAGTTACCGACCTACTTTGAGCCTGGAAATATGCCATAGCATTTTGTTTAATTTCTTCTACAGATTCTACATCCATTCCTCCTGAAGATGGTTCATCATTAATTACACTCAATGAATTATTAACTCTCGTTATTTTACTACCATCTAATGTTGAAGGTAAACTTGTAACAATTTTAGAAGCAAAAGAATTTATTTCGCCTGACCTAACATTATGTTTAGAACCACCATCAAATGCATAAGTAATTTCCAATGAAGTATTAGACGGAGCTTCACCATATGCTCTAGTATTTGTAAAATTATTAGGATCAAAAGCAATTCCTAATTTAGATGGAGACCCTGGTAGATTACTACCAACATTATCAGGATTTGGAATTAATTCTTCGTCAGGAGTTACTAAAGTCCCTGCACCAAACCGCATTTCAGTTTTTTTATCTGGTCTTACATAAGTTCTAAATCTTTTTGATGTTTTCAATCTTTTTAAAATATAAGGATTTGTAGCATCAAATTGAACTAATGATGTATCATTAGACTCTATATTTTGAAATTCTGAAAAAACCATATCTTGTGCTAAAAATGGAACCTCGTACCAAGTATTTCCATCTCCATCGGTTACAGAAATAATATCTGTTACATTTTCTTCTGATAAGGTTATTCTATCATATTTAATTGGGCTTCCAAATGTAAATGATTCTGTTTTACTATACCCACTTACAACTGTTACTTTTTTATGTAATCTATAATATTCAATAGTTCCATTAGTTGATGTTTGTGAAATTTCTTTTACAACATCTCCCTGGTCTACTTTAAAATTACAATCAGTTAACAATCTATATTCAACTCCAAAATTAGGAGCGAATAGTCTAGTAGTTGCTTTAACATTTAAAGCATAATCATAATCTGGTTGTGTTGGGTCATCAGTCATAGCTGGAACTTCCTGTGAAAAAGTAACTGTAGCCATGGATGGTGATATCAATCTGGGAGTATATCCCATAAATTGTGCTATATTATATACTTGATTTTTTTCTTCTGCATAAGGTAACAAACTTTCTTTAAACATAGCATCAATGTAATAACCCAAAACATCTCCAACATATGCTGCAGATTCTAAAAACATAGTGCCAGGAGCAGATTCATTAAAATCTTTATAAGTATTAGGAAAATATGTTTTTGCAAATTCTATAAGGTTTCCTCTTAAACCTGCAAAATCTCTTCCTAAATATGATATATCTTTTTTATAAGTTGGCATATTTTAACTCCTAAGTATATACAATCATAGTAGTATTTGTTCTAGTTGGGTCATTTTTTAGAGCATAAGTAAGTGAAATGTTTAATCTTCTATTACGATTATCTATTTTGGTATCTATATTTACAATTCTAAGATAGGGAAGCCATTTATCTATTGCATCATTTAGTGCTTCATCTACTTTATCATTTATAGAATCATCCATTTGCTCAAATAAAATAGATGCTAGAGCACATCCAAAAGTAGGATGAGCCACTCTTTCACCATATTTAGTTTTAAGTAAATTTTGAATATTAAACTCAGCTGCAGTCATAGTAGATTCTGATGGTGTCCAATTTTCATCAATTGGCAATCTTATCCCTATAGTAACATCTGGATCTTGATCATATTCTCTATTAGACGCCATTTGTTTTCTTCTTATCTATCGCTTTCATTAAATCACTATAATCTCTTGTTAAAGCTTTCATTGTAGATTCTGGAACTTTTTCAATTGGTACTCCTGCTGACTTAGCTGTCATTGCTGCGCCCAATTCTCTTTTAAATTCACCAGTGTTTCCAAATTCTCCGCTCTGCATTGCTACCTCTGTTACTTTATTCGAATCGAATATTCCTCCACCCATCGTAGGATAAGATTCAGTTCCATCACCCTGGGGGAGTCCACCTTTAGTTTCATTCAAAACTTTATTTAACTCTTTATTTTTCGTATATTTAATTTCTTCTTTTTTACCAACTTTATATTCTTTTCTAATTGGCTCTTTAAACTCTTTTTCGGTTAATGATTTTGAAACTAATTCGGTGAGAGAAGTAGAGTTTCCTTCTTTAATAAATATCTCATTCATTTGTTTTTTAACTTCCTTACGAACTACTCGTTCTATTATTTTTATCATCTCGCCTTTTTTCATAATTTACTCCATTATTTAATAACTATTATTTTTAACAATTAAGCTGATCTATTTTCAAGAACTATTACTAGCTTAAACATTCCATTTTGATCTTTTGTAAGATCCCACAACAATTGAAAATCGTATTTTATAGCAGGTTCTGCTTTATCTATATAAACTGCATTCATTCCTAGATTTCGTGAAAAATTTCTTGCAATTGACATTGCAGAGTCTATTTCTTTAGATAAACTTGTTTTCTGAGAACTTGATAGCGTCATTACTTCACGACTATTTAACATTCCAGTAGGAGATTTCCCTGCACCTATAGATTTTAAAGTAGTCAAATTATCCTTATATGTTTTCTTAGTATCTAATAATCTACCACCACTGCTATCTCTACTAGATCTTAAAATACTTATTTCCTCATTCAAATCTTCTATATCTGATGCAAACATATCTGGGTCATCAGCTATATATCCTTCTCTTTCTTCCTCTTTACTTTTTAACTCATTTACCATACTATAATATTCATTATAATCTGTTTGTAAATTTGCCATCAATTTATGATTATCTATTTCCACTTTCATTCTGTTTTGTATATTAGCCTCTCCGCCAGATTGCACTTTACTTAACTGTCCTGTAGCCTTTGCTTCTACTAAAACACTTTGGTATCGTTGAGGGTCGGCATTTACAAATTCTTTATTTTCTCTACTTTCTAAATAAAATGTAACTGCATTACCTTCTCTTGAAGCCCTTGTCCACTTTGACTGCAAAAGAGCTAGTTTTGGGTCTACACCTTTTTCTTTAACTACTTTTGCATCCTTGATTAATGTAGCATTTTCTGTCATTAATCCTTTACTATTTGAAATCTGAGTACCTGCTCCTATCATGGCAGGTAATGCTACTCCATCTATAGTATCTTCACCATCATCAATATATTTTTGTCCAACCTGCATTGCTTCCATATTTGCACCTACTGTTGGATTTACTGCACTAGCAGATATTTTAGCGGCTTTGAGTCCCGCCTTTGTCATCCTTATAAATTTTCTAGCTCCAGTAATTAACTTATCAACTTTAGATACATCTACTTTATTTAATATCGCGTCAATAGCCGCTAAAGCTGTTTCCATATCCTGAAGATCTTTTATCGATATAGACCCTTCCATTCCTGGTTTTTTAGCTTTTTTAAGCTTCCGATTCATCTTCTTTAATTTTACAGTTTCTTCATTAACTGGAGTTGTTACACTATTAACTCCTCTTTCTATATTTTTACCTACAAATGTTTTAGCCATTATATATCACCAGCTTTAGATTCAGATATACCATCTTTTAATTTACTAATACCATGTTTTCCATCTGTAGCTAGAAATTCATCTAACTGCTCACGTATATCCATAAGGTATGTTTCCGCTGCAGCTTGTTGGGCACCCGAAGTGAATCCTCCTGCGGTAGTTGGATGAGATAAAATACCTGATATAATTTTTCCCAACATATCTAATATTTGATGCAGAACATCAGATACCTCATATCCCATTACTGCTGGTTCATTATTAATTTTAACATTTGGTGCATTAATATAAATGGTATCAGGACTGTTTATATGTATAGAATCTTGTCTACTTTGAAATATCAATTGATCAGAATTTATTATAATCTTATTACCATTATTATCATTCATTCTCTGTACATTTTGTACTGAAGCCATGGGAAAATTTTCTGTAGTATCACTATCCAATAAAATAGTCGATCCTTCTCTAAAAAATGTTGGTGAGAAAAATGATGCATTTTGTGGAGATTGACTTTGATTATTACTTAATCTAATACTAGGTTTTGATTCTTTATGATCCATTAAAATAGAAGAACCATATCTACTACTAATCTGCTTTGAACCTTGATTTACTATTGGTCTTTTCTTGGGATTTTTAGGAGCATCATAACCTTCAACTCTTTCTTGTATAGTTTTTAATGTATTTGAAGGTAAATCAGTCATACCAATTTCAGGACTATATGATGGTATAAGTCCATTTAAAGTAAGTTGATCTAAATAATAATTAGTTTCATTATATTTTATAACTGGTATAATTTCTTTTGGAAGTGGTAACTCAAATGAACTAACGTTTAACGGATACGCTTTTGCAGTTTTTTGTAATTTTTGTGATTCACTATAAATAAATTTACCTGACACCATTCCAAATTTACTCATATCATCTGCTGCATCATCTACAGTATCCCATACTTTGCTCACTTTCAAAAAATCTATTTCAAAAGATGCAAATCTATTATCTTCTGCATACTTTTTTATTAACGAATAAATTTCACTTCTAAGAACAAATCTACCACCTACATCATCACTTTTAGTTCCTATAGGTTCACTTTTTTCAAAAAATTTACCTTTATCCATTATGATTCTACTATTTTAGTTGGTTCTGGTTCTATTTTACTATTGATTTCATCTGTATATTTTTGTAAATCCTTAGCTACTGGATCTAAAGATTTTAACAAATCTTCTTTTTCTTTATCCGACAAACCAAATTCAAACTCACTAGAACCTTTTTGCTCTCCTACAACCAATCTTTGTACAATGGCTGCCATTTTTACTAACTGTTCATCATTTTTAACTTTTATTTCCAAATATTCCTTAATCGCTGGTATTAATTGAACTGCAGTATCACCATCTTTTACAAATTGCACTACTTCTCTAATCAGCACATCTAGTTGTTTTTTATTATCTGATGAGTTGTTGTAAATATCTTCAAAGATATCGGCCAATGATTTTTCTTTAAATACTTTATAATCTGACATGATTGATTTTAACCTTATTATTCATATATAAATATAACTGACATAAAAACCTCTTGTATATAAATATATAAGAACTTCGGAAATTTAGTTACTTAAATAGTTATTTTAGAGGGAAAAAATACCCTTATGATACATAACTAACGGGAGAATAACCATGAAGGAAGTCGTAACAATGGTTAAAGGATATCTTGATGACTTAGCTCATTTGATGCTATCCTTTGTTGCCATAGGTGCTATTTCCGAAGTAATCTTCGGAACAGGCATTTTTGGTGTCAATGTTATTGGAAACCTAACAGCAATTATCAGTCAGTTTGGAGAAGGCGGTTTCGCTGGACTCGTAGCTTTATTGGTATTGGTTGGTTTATTCCGCAAGTAGGCAGTGGAATGATTTTGATGGGTGTGCCTATACCTATCAGATGTAAAAAAAGGGGAGAGATTAATTTCTTTCCCCTTTTTTTGTTTAAAGATTCGGTCGTTTTTAAGTCTGTCTATTAGTGGAAACTAAAAATCGGTTGAATCTTTAATTATGATGATAGTGAGACTAAATCTCATTATCATTTATATAAATTAGTTATGCAAATATAGATCCCGTATTAGATGTATCTATAGAACCTTCTTTTTGATATTCTGTATTTAAAAGTAAATACTGTTGTTTCATTTGATTAACCACTCTAGTAATATGCTGAGTATTAGATCCAGTCATTTCTCTAATTAATATATAAAGAGCTTTCTTATTAAAATTTTCTAATGACTCACGCCGTTTAAATAACTCTAATACAGAATACGCTACATTTAAATCTTTTTTTCTTTTAAAAAAACTAGTTAAATTATTATCCCAAAAAATTACCATTTGTTCAACAAAATCATTATAATATTCATTCTCTTCTAATCTCGCTGTTTCAGAACCTACATTACGTTTAAAATCTAATGAATCTATGGATGTATGTTGTTTCATTTTTTTATAGTTATTATTATTGTGTAATATCAACCAATTTTTTCCAACAATACTAAAATAAGAAAATGCCTTTCCTTTAGTTGGATCGTATTTATGTAAATTCATTAATAAAAATCCCACTACTTCATGTTTAACATCTAGTAATGGTACATCAAAATAATAAAATTTAAATGTATGTATTAAATTTTCTGCTAACTTATCAAAAGCTGCCTGTATATGCTCCTCATAAATTCTATTTTTAATATGTATTTTATCGCATTTATTATATCTAATAATTGCATCTTCAGTTTTTTGCCCAAAATATATTTTACTTTTCTTTTTTCTTTTAACTGGCACTTTCTTGCTCCTCTAATCCGATTGTACTTAATTGTTCTGTTATATCTCTTAATTGTGTAAATACCTCACCAACTTCATCGTCGGCTTCAAATACTCCTTTAGCATCAATAACCTTCATATCATTATATGCTCGATACATTCTATCACTAAAATCTTCTATCCACGTTTCTAACATTTCTGATTTTCTTGTAAGATTAAAAATTACATATCCTTCAATTATAAACGCCACTATAAAAATTCCTAATAATATTTCTACTAACATTATTTATCTCCAAACAATTCTTCAAAAAGTTCTTTAGCTCTATCACTACTAACTTCTTGTTTTTCTTCTGTAGCTGATAATACTTCAGTAGTAGCTTCCATTTGCTCTTTAAACTTCTCAACAGATTCTTCTTCTTTTTCTTTTTGTTTTACTTCACCCTGTACATGATGTTGTTTTTCAGCAATAGTTGACATCCAATCTGCCATATGTACTATATAATGTAACACATTTCTAGTAGCTGATGGTTTTCTATAATACTGTTCATTTCCAGCATCAAACATTCCATCAGACATTTTAATTGCTTTCCAAACTTCAGTACTTACATTAACATTAAACTGCTGAAGTATCCATAACGACCTATCTGTTACTGACATATATTCTCCAATTTCATTATGTTTATAAAATTCTCCAAGCTTATTACGATGCCATTCTGAATCCTGTTCTTTATAATATGGTGTATCTAAATCCCCAAGTTTTCCCCAGTCATGAAACATAGCGGCTAAAAAAACATCCGAATCTGGATGTTGTACTTCAACGCCCAAATCCTCAAATTGTTTCTTTACCTTTAATGCAGTTGTAGCAACTCTAACCGTATGATCTAAAAATCCACCAACGAAACAATTGTGGTAATCTAATCTACCTGAAGCTGGTGCTTCCATTAATCTATTTTCAAAATGGCTAATGATAGATTTAACTCCTTCGAGAGTTTCCCCTTCTAAATGAGTTTCTACCATTTCCATTAACTCTTTATATCGTTCTATAATTTGATCAGTTGTAAGTGTAACCATAATTTAACTCCAAAACTTATGTTCTATATTTTTAACTTTTTCTTTTTTATTTTCTAATTGATAATTCATAATCAATAACTCTGTTCCTTTATTTTGGCTTTTGCCTTTTTGTGCAGAAGCCGGTTTTACAAAATCTTTTAATTCCCACTCATATTCATCTTCTGGAAACCAATCATGTAATTGTTCAAAATCATAATATGACAAACTAAATCTACCTTCTATATTTTTTAATACATCAGCTAATCTTTTATGATCATCTGTATCAAAATCATGTAATGAATAATAATTTTCTGTTTTCCAATAAGGTGGATCTACATAAAAATATGTTTTAGGACTATCATATTTTTTAATAACTTCTTCACAATCCATATTTTCAACATTAGTTATTTTATTTAATTTTTCCACAACCGCAGGATTTTTTAATCTTCTTCTAAATGCATCAAATTTAGAACTATACTTTCCTTTTAAATCTATAAATTTACCTTTTTCTGGATTTAACCCTGAAAATATTTGTGTAACTATATAGGCATATTTCATCCCATAATCATAATCTGGTATTTCTATATCTTTAATATTTTTATTTTCAAATACATCTGTTTTAAATTGATAAAATAACTCAGAATCTTGTGCAACAATTTCATCCATTGACTTTAAAAATTCTTGTGGATTTCTACAACACGCAAATAAATTTGTCATATATCTATTAAAATCATTATATATAACATTTTTTAAAATGGGTTTTTTATGTATCTGTCCATTGACATATACCCAAAATGCCCCACCAAAAACTTCTACATATGTTTCTATATCATTAGGAATATAATTCCCAATCCATTTAGCCATACGGTTTTTACCACCGATATAACTTATCATTCAACAACCTTAATTATTCATTACTCACTTTATTAAAATGTACTAAATCTGTTTTATGTATTTGACCATTCATTTTATATGGTTTAACACTAACAGATTCTAGAATATCAATACGATTAACCCAACGTTTATTCATTGTATCTCTTACTTGATAGACACCATCTTTATGATCTGTACCTTTAAGTAAAACAAAATCGCCGTAATTTAACCAGCCGCCCCATCGTTTCAAAAGATTTCTACTCACCGCTATAAATTTATAATTAGACGCTTCTTCCGTCTTAATACGCGTTCCATCTGCGAGAATGTTCGGTGTAGAATCAGTTTGATAACGAACAGGTTGGTACATAGTTACAGTCACGTCCATTCCTTCACTTTTTAACTCTGTTAGAGTTTCAGTTAATGCAACATTTTCCTCTTTAATAGTTTCTATTAAAGAGTTATAATATCTCTTATTTTTTTCTAATATATTGACTGAAATAAATCCATTTGAAAAAGTTATCAAAAGGATAAATGCCAACACACTACTAGAATCAATTAATTTACGCATTCTTACTTTCCCGTTATTTAATATAAATATATTTTAAAATTATGTTTTACCATTATTTTCATAATCTTTAGTGGAGCTGCGGCGATTCGAACGCCGGTCCTGTCTGTTTTCAAATATAAAGTCATTCACAACTTAGTTGGTTTCCAAATACGGTAGTCTACCAACAAACCCACCATAGACCAATTTACTCAGATTGATTTAACTGACAGATTTATTTATACTCTAATCTATGAACGAGTGACCGTCTAACTTATTTTATGTCCGAGTGTTAGACAACTCAGAGACTTGTGCGTAAGCGTAAGTCGGTTGATAATCTGATACAGGTTCTTCAACATAGTTGTCGAATCCCATTTCTGATGTAGCAAAATGCCAATCAATTACCAACCCTTCGAGCGATTTATCGCTATTTAGGTTTGTGAGTCTTTTGTAGCGAGTCTTACTCAAACTCCGTTGCACTTTATTATCAAATAACACCAGTCGATTACCAATAACAGCCCCGTATAATAGCTTGGAGCAATACGCATCCTTCCACATCTTATAGATGCTCATTAGATTATATATTGCTCCAAGACATACTCCCTAGTCCGTTGCTGTAACGTTTTTTGCTACTGGACCTTGCCTACCTTCACCAATTTCAAACGATACTTTTTGACCTTCTTCTAAAGTCTTAAAGCCTTCTGTTTGAATATCGGAAAAATGTACAAAGTAATCTTTGCCTTCTGATACTGAATCTGCTACGAAACCGTAACCTTTTTTAGTATCAAACCATTTTACTGTGCCTGTATTCATTCTATTTCCTTACTTATTATTCTAACCAATTTTCCTCATCATCATCATCATCGCCACCATTGGTAAAAGGTGACATATAATTTTCTTCTATTTCGATATCACTAATTATTTCCATTATGATATCCCAATTACTTGTTTCTAAAGCTTCTTCTAATTTTTCTTTAATTTCTTCCAATTGCAAAATAAATCTCCCAATTACTTATTAATCTCAACGAATGATCGTTACTAATTAACTATTAAGTAAATGAGGTTTTCCCTCAATATTACCTGCCCCTGTAACTTGTATCAATTCTACCTTAGAATGAAACTCAGAAATATCGTTAGCGCCAACATAACTGAAAGCACTACGAATTCCCTCTTGTATATCTTTAAGAATTCTTTTGACCTTACCCTTATAGGGTATAACTTTGTGATTACCTTCAACATTTTTATCATCACCTCTATCGTGTTTTGAATCTAAAGATGCAGACCCTCTATATTTTTTATATAACATTTCATTAGGCCACTCGCCTATTTTTTCAATCGTTCCTGGAGTTTCTTTTGTACCAGATAAAAGGGAACCCAACATAATCGTGTCAGCCCCACAAGCAAGTCCTTTACACACATCACCAATAGTGCGAACACCACCATCAGCAATAATGGGAGTATCAAAAGTATCAGCAACGGCAACACAATCAATGAGAGCAGACACCTGAGGGATTCCCACGCCCGTTCTGATTCTCGTTTCACATAACGATCCATTTCCAATTCCGACTCTAATCGCGTCTGCTCCTTTTTCACATAAGTATTCACACGCTTCTCCTGTCGCAACTGATCCCGCAACGATTTCAACTCCTGATAACTTGGTTTTGATTTCTTCAATTGCATCTCCTACTAATTTATGATGTCCATGCGCTACATCAATAAGTAGAACATTACATCCATTCTTAACTAATTCTTGTGCTCTCTCTAAATAATCACCCTTAACTCCTATAGCTGCACATCTAGGTAAATTGTTTTTTACTACAATATGGTCGGTACCAGGTATATACCATAATTTTTCCATTATCCCTGCCTGTTCTTCAATAGACATAAATCTATGTACAATACCAGCGCCGCCCCAATCCATCATTTCTCGTGCCATATCATATTCTGTTACAGTATCCATTGGTGTAGATACTACTGGAATAGATAATTTTATCTTTTTAGTAAATTTTGTAGATAAATCTACATCACTACGAGATTCCAATTCCGAATATTTTGGGACAATATTTATATCATCATAAGTTAAAGCTTTTTTCATTATGTTATTGGGCCTCCTATATGTTAAATTTGAAATTACTTAATGGAACTAATTTTTTTATATTTTCACTTTTATCTTGAGGAGCGAACCCAAGAATACCATCAAATATCTTCTTCCAATTTAATTTCTTATTATATAATTTATTCCACGATTTGATAATACTTTTTAAATTATCTAAAAGTTTTTGTCTATTCTTATTTAGAGTTTCTAAATTTGTAACACCTTTAGTTACATGAAGAATAATTTCTGTTTTTTTACCATCAAGATAATTTTCAATTACCGTATAAAGTTTTCTATTCTCATATCCATATGGTAAAGCCAATTGATAAACATCTCCATCTTCATTAAACTTATTACCAGTAAAAAAACCATATGTTGGTGTATCAGCCCAATGCCTATCAACCCAATCGATTTTAATTGATTTATCAGAATAAGTCCAAGTTTTTTTAACAGCCTGTTTAGTTTTTGCCTTTTCCATGACAGAAGTAATTATACGACCCTTAAAAATATCATCTATATATGGTTCAGTATCATCTAAAAACTTTGTAATTTGTTTTACAGTATTAGGCATTTCTTTTTTGTTAATTGCATCAAGAATTTGGTATATTAATGTCTGTTCGTCATTATCATCTTTAGGTGTTTTACGGTTTAACCAAGTTCTTAACTTTCTTCTAACTAATGGTTTTTTAACAGTAACGATAAGATAAACATACCATTTTGTAACTTCGTCTAAATATGCACCTCTTCCAAAACCATCTATTCTATCATATTTACCATCAGCCCTTAACTCCAAAACTGGAATTGGTTTTTCCCAATCAATACCACCACTAAAAGATTTTTCAAATTTATCTTTTCTTGATGTTTTATCATCATTGCGTCTCACTTGACCTTCTTGAACATCATTGTTTATATCATCTCTATGAACTGCTTTAATTCCATGAACCTTTACTCCACGATATGGAATATAAGGTGTGTGAAACCTATTAATATTTTTATCTATAAACTTCTTATCTATCATTATGTTATCGGGCCTCCTATATAAATTTCCCATTTACCACTATCTATAAGTGGTTTTGCTTTTTTGTATTTCATTTCTACTAATTCTTTACCATCTGTAATACCAACTATTTCGTTTCTTCCAAACTTATTTGGTATTCTAAGTGGTTCTAATTTATGTTCTCTATCCATTATTGTAAGTCCATTTAAATGATCTATTTCGTGTTGAATACAAATTGTTTCAAGTAATCTTGATTCTGTATCTTTTTTTAAATTTTGTTCTTGTTCCCAACTACCTCTACCGTCTGATGGATTTTCTACTCCACTAAAATACCAATCACATTCTTCTTGTTCTGTTTTAATAACTACATTCTTATAACGTTTAGTATCAATTCCCTTACCTTTATATGATAAACAACCTTCATAATATATTATATCATCCCATTGTTCTTTAATAACAGGATTAATTAGAATAAGCGGTTCCCTAACATTAACCACAGCAACAGCGGCGTCAATACCCACCTGGTTAGCCGCAAGACCAATTCCATCTTTCCTCTCATTGAGTGTAGTGAATAAAATCTCGGCAATTTTAAGTCCTTCATCAACACTTACCTTTCTAAGTTTTTTATTGATAATTGGATTATCTTCTTTGAAACAATTTATAACTTTAGTCATATATAACTCTATACTTATTATACAATTTATTACAAAGTTTCATATCACCTGGAAGTAATCTCTTACGAATATTTAAATCTGTTTCTAATGATTCTATTATTTCAAAATCTTCTTTTAATTCGTCTGTCCATGCTCCAGGAACTGATCTTTCATCTACATACTGTAAAAACGTAGCTCTTAAATGTTTAAGCTTTTTCATAATAGGTTTAATTTTTTCTTCTATCATTTTCTCTGTACTCTCTCGAATCCATTGTTCCACTCTTTTTTTATAATCTGTAGGCATTAAAATCCTGGTGGTCTATTATTATCTATATCACTAAGTTTCACTGCGATATAAATTAACAAACATACTATAACAAATTCAAACATTTTTTACTTTCCTGTATTTAGATTTTTTTCTTTTATCCCCAACAACATTAATTTTTTTCTTATATCTACCTATATCAGAAAAATGATTTTCAATAAACCAATCTGGAATATCACCATCATTGGCTTCTAAATATTTACGAAGAGCTCTACGAATATTGCTCAACTTTCTCCATTTAGATGCACTCATTTTTTTCTTATGATGTTTACTTCTTGGCATTTCTTTCCTCTACAAATTTAATATAATCTTTAGATGACTCATCATCTTTTGCCCAAAACTTAGTTCCATCCTTTAACTCATATTGTTTATAATTATGAGATATGTGAAACGGTACAACTTTTTTCTTTTTAGCCATTCTTAACTACCTTGTATAACTTATTAATAGATTTTTCATTACCACCTTGTTTAAGTAATGCGTCTTTTCGTGTCATATACATTAATGGTACATCAGCTAAAGATGGTGGTCTACCCCACTCATCACACAATACCGGTTGGTTTAACCATTCTTTTTTAGACATTTGTTATTCCCAAATTCTTGCTATTCTACGAAGAAACCCAAGTAGGGCTCCAAAACCAAATGCTATTGCAGCTACTTGTAAATTTTCCATATATAGTGCCACTGCTGACATCATATATGTTGTAAATCTTACTACACCATATATTGAAAAATCTCCACTAGCTTCTGTAAACTGTCTTCTTGTCATTTTTTGACTCCTTGCTTTTATTTTTTAAAAACTTTTCTAATATAGTGTTCAATCCAACTTCCAAAAGTAATTGATGATATTCATCACCTATTCTACATTCTAACAATATTTCACCTTTTTGGTCTACTAATTTTAGTTTATTTAACTCATCCAACTCTTTTTGTAATCTCTCAACTTCTTTAACATGAGCATCATGTGATTTAGCTAAATCATTAAATGCGTCAAGTCCTACTTTAATTTTTTCCATTTTTATTCTCCTTGCATTTTTCGTCCTTTATTGATATTATGATTTAAAAAATCTTTTTGTTTCTTTACAGCTTTTTTAAGAGCTGCCTTTTTTTCTTTATGTCGATCTATAAGAACTTGTTGTTTTGTTCGACGTTTAACCTTTTTCTTAGGAGGTTTAACCTTAGTTGGTTTCAATGTACCTTTAAGTTTAGGTTGTTCTTTACCCAAATGATACACAGTACCATCCGTATCTACAAACTCTTTTCTCCAATGCCATCCTGCTGGACGACCTGTAGGTTTGTAAGCTTTATCTTCCTGTGGGTATTTAGCATTCATAGTCATATAAATACATCTACTACACTTTAATGCAATAGCTTCATCTCCAACTTTTTCATATCTACCACATACCTGACAAGACATATATCGAATATGTCCTTCATAATAACTGTGATACTCTATTTTCTTCTTACGAGCCATTTATTTTATTTTCCCTTTTCTATTTTTTTTGTAAATTGTTTATACATTTTATTTAAAGCTTTTCTCTGTTTTATACTTAAACTACCCCTACTATAAACTTGTTTCTCAATAGATTCCAAGAACCATAATTTATC